GGTATGGTCAACGACATCAATGGCTGTAGATGGTTATTTGTTTCTCGGTACCAGTTCGACTGCAAACCCGGAGACAGTATCTGGTGCTGATAAGATCTTGCGTGTCGAGGCGGTACCGGATGTGAAGAATCGTATGACGCTATATAAAGCGTGGTTGTAGGCTGATTTTAATGGCATTTCGAATTAATATGTGGCCAGTCAATCTGGCGGTTACACTGACGAAGTTCGATTTACTTGAACGGATGATGCCTGGACGTGTACAGTTGCGCATTAAAACACTCACGGAACAAATTCTTATAGATTCCATGACAGTGCCGCCGATGGTACCTGTGGACACTGGCGATCTCGAAAGTACCGGACGCGTGGAGAAGTCATCTGGTGGATGGGCAGTGGTGTACGGCGGTGTGTCCAAAGGAAAATTTGTAGATTACGCCAACCAGGTCCATGATGATTTGCGCCCGCGCAAGTATAGGAAGGCCGGTTCCGGTCCGAAATTTGTTGAAGCGCATTATCTGCGACGTACTGGCGGCGAAGATGTTGAAATGAATAAAGTGCTTTCAATGCTGGTAAAAGAAGTAGGGCTTTAATGATGTTCAGCGCCTGTGATAGTTGTGAGCGTCCGAATCCGGAATTATTCTGTCGTGAATGCTATGGCTGCGAAGACTGTTGCGACTGCGGCAGTCAAAGTCAATGGGTTCCGGCGTACCCGGACGGGCATTTTGATATTGAAAGCGAGCTGGAAGAATAATGGCAGTTGATTTCAGAGGATCTAGGTCGTTGGTTGCGCGAGATAAGAACGGCAAATACGCAAAGTGTTTAATTATCGGAGAACTGATAGCCAAGCGGTGTGCTTGCTGCGAGACGTTAAAAGTTGCGGTCGATTTTCATTCAAACAAGAATAACACTGGTGACGGTAGATCGGTTTACTGCATTGAGTGCAGTAAACCGTATAGAAATACCGACGAGTTTCGGAAAAGAGCAGCTATACAGATGGCGAAAATTTATCGTTACGGATGGCAATTGTGTGAACGTCACCACTATGTTGCTATAGCACGAGATCGACTAGGCATTGCAACGGATGCCGCTGGTGAGCGTCTCCGGCAGAAGCTTGTTGAACAGAATTTTACATGTCCGTATACAGGGCAACAGATAGCTCCCGGTAATATGCATTTGGATCATATTCTGCCTGTGTCACGTTTCCCGCATTTACGTTCGAATTTCGATAATGTTGAGTGGGTGTCCGTTATTGCGAATCAGGCTAAACTGGCGAAGACAAAGGCTGAATTCATCGAATTCTGCATTGTTGTTGCTGAAAGGTGTGGTGGATGGCCGCGCCCAAAATAGCCCGCGATATAAGAGATTATTTGGTTGGGGCTCCTCTTAGTCTAACTCTTGTCGGTATCAACCAGATGAGCGATACGGATAATTATGCTGTTATCGAATATCCGGGTCCAACAAATGTCAAGGCTCATGGTCCGACAATTGCAATTGATGTTGCACGTCTCCAGATTCAGGCACGACACGTTACAGCACAGACAGCATTGACAAACATCCATGCGATATTGGATGAGTTAGACGGGAAAAAAGATACAACAATTAATAGTGTTGTATACCTTTACATGACACTTGTATCACGCCCGCGTATTATAGAGCGTGATGAGAAGGGGCGCTCAACTTACGCATTCGAGATTGAAGTCCATGCCAGAAGATAAGAATTTTCTGATAAATATGCTCATTGGGACTCAACACCACTTGCGCGCTCTCGACCAATCACTGGAAATACTTCGGCGACAGTTGGAATCCAATGAAAAACCTGAACAAGATCCTCGCAACCCAATATGCCCGAAGTGCGGGGATACTGTCTCTGATATTTCTGCCATGGGGACCGTACACAAGACATACCAGTGCATAGGGCGCAACTGTGATTTTCGCGGAGAATTGGAGTGAAAATCCATGACGATATCGAGCAGATTATCGATGGACTTGTACACGCCGATCCAGTCTATCAACAACTTATAGACGCAATTATCGAGTATATACGCAATATTGTAGTTGCGCATAGACTTCTATGCGCAACAAACGACGATATATGCAACAACAGATTCCATCGCGAAGTGATTATGGCATCGATGGAATTCCTGCAAATCTATGAGACTTGGATAGATGCTCTCAAACCGCCAGATTTCAAACACGCCGCATCTAAAGTATTTCACTGCATGATCCTACGCCACACTAAAGGTATTATCAAAGCCTACCGTATCTGGCAAATCGACCTTAGAAAATAAATCATCCTTCCAAGTCGATACTTATATCTATCTGTTAGATTCGCGACATGTTATGTCGCCGCTGTAATGTTGCTGTATCCCGTTTGTACGAAAAATCCGATATATTGTTGCGTACGATAGCCTATCTTATATTGTTGCGTACGATAGCCTATCTAGAGAAGAAATAATAATCGGCTGCCAGCCCCGCAGAGCATGACTATACTCTAAACTACTGCTTTGACCTAACTACAAGGGGGGACAAAGCCTTGGCAGTGTTTGGAGTTTGGAAAGACGGATTTTTACAAGTAAATGGAACTGATCTCTCCGATCACGTTCGAGAAATGTCACTGGATACTGGCGTAGCGGAGCTACCGGACAACGTACACGGTGGCAATACAATGAAAGTACGTTCCGGTCTTGAGGAATGGACAATCAACGTTACATTCCTGCAGGACTTTGCTGCATCGAAAGTTGACGCAATTATGGATGCTGCAGGCGGTGTTGGCCATGCCGGATTCAATGTTATTATCGGTGCGGACAAGACAACGTCTGTTTCGGCAACAAACCCAAGGTATTCCGGTAGTGCGATTCTTGCCAGCTATCGTCCTCTGGGCGGGCCGCATGGTGGAAACCTTGAAGCCACGGCGGTATTCCGTGCAGCAGGTGATTTGACCCGTCAGACCGCTTAATAAGTACAGGTTTCCAACCGGGTTCCTATGTAAAAACCCGGTTAAAACAACTCGCGCAAATAGCGCCGCTTGGAGAATATAATGTCAACTCAGGCAACTCAATCATCAATTGTCTGGAATGGCGATAAGCCAATCTGGAATTATACCGAAATAACTGCGTATCCGCTTGAAATACACGGCAATCTGGTTTATGCCTATATGTCGCCGTACACGGCTGCAGAACTGCGTGATGTTTTGAAAAGAGCCGTAGCTGGGTACAAACGCGACAAGCGCGATGTCGAAATTATTCGCGAGGATCGTAGTATCTATATACCTCTCTGCGATAAGCACTTTGTCCGGCTCGGCAATGCAAACGGCACTGCGGATGAGCAGCGTGCGTTCTTGGACAGATTTCCAGAGCTGAAACCGGGTATTGTCGAATTCTCGTTTGGTGGTGTTCAGCCGGACATGGACCAAAAAAGTAACGATGGTGTACTGGACATCACCATGGATCTGTCAGGCTGTGTTCGTATATTACAGGATATTTATGACCCAACGCACGATGTGGACGCTGATGGCGGTTTTATTGGCAAAATTGTACGAGTCTGTATGGAGCATTTTCATACCCACCCGACCGAGGCGCAGTACAGGCAGTACCGTAATGCCCGTCGTAGTAAATTCTTACGTAAACAAACATTATGGACTGTCGCAGAGTCTCACGATACTCTGGAATCCCTTTATGATGCTGTAATCATATCAGTTGACGGTGGAGCTGTCAATGGTAAACCGTGTGATAAAACAACCAAGCAGGAGTGGATTTCCGGTGTACCGCTCTGGCACAAACTGTATATCGTAGATCAGATTTTTGGAGAACTCGTAGAAAAAAACGGCTAGTTGCGGAGAGTGCCGTTGAGGCTCTCCGCACGTGGAATGACGCCAACGAAATTGAGAAGTGTCCGCGCGAAGAGAGTTTTGTCGAGATGTACCCGCATCTTGGCAATGCCGAAAAACTGGAGGAAATTCGGTCCCAGAAATCTAATTGCACACGATGTGCATTTCTGAGAAAAGACCCCAATGCATGCGAATCATTGCCGGAACATGAAAGCATTGCACCGGATAAAGTAGGGACCGTGTGCCCGAATAATGTTTATGCAATGTATTCCGATGTTTTTGAGCATCGCGATGGGGTTATGGACACGATTGATCGTCTATTGCGATTAGCCAATTCTGCGGAGATTGGCATTATTGGAGAATCAGAGCTGAGTCCGCTGGACGTATCTGAGCTGATTGCCACTAAGAATGAACTGGACCGGCAATCGAACAACCGTCAGAAGCAGGAATACGAACGGTCGAAGCGTGAGGCGCAAGCCAACCAACGACAGGATCTTCCGAGCTGGGATAAGTAAATGGCGAATCTTGTTTTTAATATCTTTGCAAATGTAGTGGGTGCCGTTGCTGGTGTGCGGCAGTTCAGTAATGCCGTAGCAGCTACCGGTCCGGCTGCGGATAATGCTTCCAATCAGGCGACGTCTGCGTTCGATAGGATGGATAAAATATTAGGAAAAGCCCGCTCCGCTGTTATCGGGTTTATAGCAGCGTTTGTATTTACACGTGTTATTCGCGGCCTGAAAGATATAGTTGATGCAGGTATTGAATTTGAGACGGCATTTGCCGGTATCCGCAAAACAGTGGATGCAACAGATGCTGAATTTGCCAAGTTATCGGATCAGCTTCGGCAAATGGCAAAAGAGATACCAATTGGTGCGACAGAACTTGCCAAGATAGGCGAGATAGCCGGACAGCTCGGTATTCCTGCCAAAGAAATCGGCAAATTTACAGAGATGATTGCCAAGATTGGTTTAACGACAAATCTCTCCGTCGAGGAAGCCGCGACCAATTTTGCAAGATTTGCTAATATCATGGGCGTTCCAATCTCATCCATGCAGGCATTCGCAGGAGTCGTTGTACGACTGGGAAATGAGTTTGCGGCAAACGAACAGGAAATACTTGCGTTCTCGATGAACCTCGCAGGTGCGGGTAAACTTATCGGGCTAAGTACATCCCAAGTCGCTGCACTCGCTACCGCATTAGCATCGTCCGGACTACACGCGGAAAAAGCCGGGTCTTCTATGTCGCGTATCATGATTGAAATACAAAAAGCAACAGAGAAGGGCGGAAATGAGCTGGTAAATTTTGCAAAAGTTGCTGGCGGGGTCAATATGACCGCGGAGCAGTTTGCGAAAATATTCAAAGAGGACGCATCGCAGGCAATTTTAATGTTTCTTGGTGGTCTTGATAAACTTTCAAAATCCGGACAAGGGACAATTGGTGTATTAGATGCCTTACATCTCGGCGAAATTCGTGTTCGTGATGTCGCATTACGGTCTGCTGCTGCATATGGTGTTTATGCCGACGCTATGCGCGCTGCAACAGATGAAGAGACAAAACACGGCAGTGCTCTTGAAATTGAGTTCACGAAGCGTATGCAGACAGCACGGGCAGAATTAGATAAGGCAATAGCGCGGCTTCGCGATATTGCAATTACATTGTCCGGAATGGTGACACCGGCAATTGTTTCATCTTCAAAAGCTTTTGCACAATTTGCGGAATCTACATTGGATTTCGTGCGCACGTACCCAGGTTTAGTACAAGCGTTTACCGCCATTGCCGTATCTATAGCGGCACTGCGTCTTGCCAGTGCAGTTATTGCCGTAGATGCCGTACGATCCGCATTTTTGGGATTATGGATTGCAGTCGGAAGTGGCGGTTCCGTACTTACAACTATAGCTAGTGGTCTTGCTGCCGTTGTTACCCCGTTTGCTCTACTGGCAACATCTATTGCAGCTGCCGGGGCTTTGCTTATTGCAACAGCAAATGCATTTGAGGCCGAAGCCGCGGCAGTAATGGACGCTGAAAAAGCGCAGAATACATACCAAATTACCTTGAATAACAGTATCAGTAGACTCGAACAATTAGGAATTGCTGTCAAAGAAAAAACATTGGCAGGTGTCCAAGCTGCAGAACAGGAGCTTGCAACAAGGCAGTGGTTTGAAGGCGTAGAAGCTGATTTACACAACAAGAGGATGGCCAGGATAGATATTGAGTCCGAGAAAGCGCAGAAGGAAGCTATTGAACAGCGCGAGCGGTTGGCGAAATTGGCAAACCATTTACGGGGTGTTGAATCTGAATTGGAGGCCCCAATATCTCGATTCTTTAATATGATAGATACCGGCGTAGAAATTGCAGAAGTTCGACTTGCCGCTGTTGTACCGCCTAAACTACTGTCAGATCTTGAGATGATAGATGTTGCAATGGCCGGAATAAATGCGACTACTAAGAAGGCCGCGGAGGACGAATTTATTCTCGCAGATGCCAGATCTCGTGACGCCGAAGCTTTTAAAAAATCCCAGGACGAAATAGCGGATAAAAACGAGAAGGTCTTCAATAAAATGAAGGAACACGCCGAACATATATTTGATATTCTTGTAAAAAAGGGTAAAGGATTCAGTGCGGCGTTTGCTGCAATATTTTTAACCGCTGGACGAGAAATAACGTCAAGCTTTATTGCATCCCTGTTGACACCATTCAAAGCTGCATTCGATACTCTGTTTGATACGATTGCCGGGAGCACTGTCGGTAAATTTATAAAGGGACTGCGTGACAAGCTTATAGGCGGCATATCGTCTGCACTAGCGTCCGGGGCTACCAGTATGGGGGCTACTGTAGTTGGTGGTAGTAATATGCTTCCTGGTATGTTCGGATTGGGCAGTGCAGGTGCTGGTATGTCCATTGGAGGTATAGGTGGTACCGCTGGTACAACCGCCGGTGCTGGTGCCGGTATGGTTGGTGGAGGATCGTCATTAATTGGACTTGCAACAAATCCCTATACGATAGCTATTGCAGGTGCCGTGGCGGCTACATGGGCAGTTATAAAAAGCCAAGCTCATCATGAGGCCAACAGATTTGTAAAGGATTTTCAAAACCCGTTCGGCACAGCCTTATCTAGTATTGTTGACTCTTTCAACATCGCTGCCGCGTCAGGGACATTAACAAAAGAAGCGGCACAGTCGGCTAGAGATAGCGTGGCGGATCTGTGGAAAGGCTTTAAAGATCAAACTGAACAATTTGCGAAAGGTGGATCTGATGAGGCCCTGGTTGCAATGCAGGCGATGAATACCATGACGTCTATATTCGGAGAGAACCTCAGCGGGCTATTAGGCGATATGGATGAAACAATAGCGTCCTTAAAGAATTTATCTGCTGTCGCAGAGTATACCAACAAAGTTCTAAAGGCAGCCGATGGCTGGGATAGTTTAGAACAGGCTATACAAGAACTGATGGATACTGGAATGGACTGGGCAGCAATTCTTGAATTCCTTGGTGGTGATGTCGAGAGTATGGCCAAGGCAATGCGACTGTTGGGTATTGCGATCCCGCCAGCCATGCAGTCTATTCTGGATACAATCGATGCACAGGAACTTCTTCAAAAAAGAATCGACAGACTCAAAGAAGTCGAAGAGGAACTCGCCGAAGTGCGCCAGAGAACTGCGGACGCCATTATCCGAAAAATGGATTATCTTGATGCACAGATTAACAAGAGTGCCGAACTTATCGAGAAGTGGCGTAATAGCATCAAAGACATTAACAAGGACATTGATGACTCAAAACGTAAACTATCCGACGCAAAATACTGGCAAAAAGAATATGCCAGTGCTATCAAGGAAGCATCGGACGCCACTACAAATGCAACTGAGATTCGTGTACGTACTGAGGAACGTATCGAACAACTCGAAACAGAGATACAGCGTGCTAATCTTGAAAGACATCTTGAATGGGCTCGTTCCACAGAAGACGCAATATTGATTGCACAGGCCGAATCGGCATTGAAAGTATTCGACAACGAACAGCGCGAGAAAGATTTTCGTTCAAAAGTTGCTGAATTGGATTTTCTGAAGACAGCGTTACCTGAGCGTATTGCGAACGAGCTGGCGGCAAAGGCCGCGATGGAAGCAGCTAAGAGGGCCGCAGAGGAAAGTATTGCAACGAAACAACAAGAGCTTCAAGATTTTATCGCATCCAAGGAAGAGGAACGGCGTCAGCTGGAACTTAATATTAAATCCGAGGAAGATCGTATTGATATTCTCAAAGAAGACCTGCGATTTACAGGGCAGCTTCTGGATATTCTCGGCGTAAAAAGAGAATCCGAACTCGGCGCGATGAACGCCTCTATCGGGGCATTGATCGGTCGGGGCATCCAGTTGGAAACAGAACGGCAACAATTATCCATATTGACCGGCACTGCTGCTGCAACGACTAACGTCTTCGGACTTCTTGGCAATGCATTCACTTCCGCCTCCAATGCAGCTCTCGCCGCAATTGCAGCCCTAACCGGCGCGTCTCAGGCGACAGTTTTTGTTCCGACTGCGTCTATTGTGGACCCAGGCCCGTCCGGCGGTGCTGCGGCTCCGGGCATTGTAACCGGCGCCATCAACAATATCCAACAGCAGTTGGAATCCTTGGGTCTCGGCGCGTTGTTTGGCATGCCGGGTTTCGCACACGGCTCTGATAGTGTGCCGCACGATATGATGGCTATGGTGCATGCCGGTGAAGAGATACGTCCGGCATGGAAGAACCGATCCGGCGACGGAAGCCCGTCTGTGGTTACATATGCACCGACCGTACAGGTCAGTTTGCATATGTCCGGAAATTCGGACAAGCAATCTACACGACGGTGGGTTCGAGACGAAGTCATACCCGAGATTCTCGATGCCATGGAAATCAATTCCAGCCGTATCACGAACCGTATGGCACGGTACCTGTCGCCGCATCAACAGGACGGTGCTGAAGGCAAGAGTACGCCAAGGATGATTATTAAGTAACAATGGGTAATTTTACTTATTTGAAATACACCGACAATAAGGGATCTGCGTCTGCAACAACAATAACGGCATCCACGGCGGCGACTGCTTATCCGTCAGCTAATCTGAAATTATTGCCGATTGCAAAGCACTGGCGTTCCACGGGTATTACTAGCGAGAACCTGCAATTGGATCTTGGTTCGGCTATTGCAATCGATTTGATGGGAATTGTAAACCATAATCTGACGTCGTCTGCGACTATTACGGTCAACGGCGGATCATCCTCAAATCCGGACGGCAGCGAATACACGACCACGATCACATGGCGCGAGTTCGATGCGTTCAAATTATTATCGGCTACTCAAACATGGCGTTATTGGAAATTCATTTTCGTGGATACAACCAACACGGATGGGTATATTCGTATCGGATGTCTATTGCTGGGCAATTCGACGGAACTGTCATTTCACTGGCAATATGGATCTACGTTCAAGGATAGCTTTATCAACATTGCAAAGCGCAGCGGAGGCGGTGTTCCATATTATGAACCAATCTATGGCATACGCTCGCAGGTCTTCCAATTCGGTCCATTAACGGTCGCGGAAATGGCGACATTGCGCACACTATATCGCGATTTGCAGGGAAGTGCAAATCCTTTATTCATTATTCCGGAATCACAGACAAACGACGGATATTTTGGCAGGTTTATAAACGACATGGACCGCAAGTTGGAATATCAAGAGACTGCAAATCTTGAGTTTGAAGAAGATGGCCGAGGTCGTGACATTGTCGCGTAATATTTATGGCAGTACTGACGACCCTCGTTGAAATTTCTTTCGATACCGGGACGGAATATTTTTCTTTCGACGGTGTTGCTGCGCCGTCCCATTTCTACGAGCCATATGTCAAAAGCATTCGTTCCGTTGATCGAGAATCCCCTGTTACCGGTGCGGGATATCGTATCAGCGATGTTGAAATTGAGTTCATAAACTGGGAACAATATTTCACCCGTAAGAAGGGTACCACAGCCCCAGGCAGATATTTCTACAACCGGACTATTCGACTGTTATATGGTGATGTATCCAGCGGTGTCGCTGCAATGACAACACTGTTCCGTGGGCGTATCCAGCGGTGGCATGCCGCGGAAGACGGCATATTTGTAATATCGGCACGGGATTTGACCTATGACAGATTCCGCGTATGCGTTCACTCTGCTGGGCAGTCTCTGATAGCAAGTACATTCCCGGATTTACCTGTCGGTACGGAACCCCGGCTGGTACCGATTATCTACGGAACATGCGATGTAGATCCGTCCGTGAATTTGGTTACATACGACCTCGGTGGACCAGTTCCATGCTATCTTATCGATACGGACGCTGCCGGTAAATGGCGCTATGTTGTTGCTGCGCATGTGTGCAAGTCTGTCATTACGGTATTTGTCTATGGCGTTAAAACGGCAGCTGGCAACTATACCGTTACTACGGCTGTTTATAACAGTGTCACGATGACGGTAATCGATTTCACCGCCGATCCTCGTAACTCGGCACGGTCCAGCGAACTCGAAGTGACAGCGTCCGTATCTGGTATTACAAATGACGGGCTAGCGACCGGTACTCTGCTGACACATCCCTGCGATATATTAGAGCACATGCTGAAAACTTATGTCAATACGACTGCGGCAGAAATCGGTACGACATTTGCGTCCATGAAAACATTGACATCTACGTACGAATGCGGGATACCTATTATCGACAAAGACACTACGTGGGAGATTGTTGTTGACAGATGGTGTGCATCGTTTCTCGGATCGCTCTATATTTCAACTGCCGACAAATTTGAGGTATACCTGAAAACATCGGCATCGCCCGTCGCGTCCAGTACCGTATTCACGCACGATTTAGACATCGTTGAAGGATCTTTTCGTATCAATTCCAACGAGGACGTACTATCCGAACTGCATTACGACTGGCTGCGTATCTGGCCGCGCGACTTTTTCACAACGCGATCAGCCCTAGTTATCAGTAATCAGGATATAACACTGAACGCCGACATTCCCAAGCATTTAGATTTTTGGTACGTTCGCGATTCGACAACAGCAACGGCTGTTTCAAATGCCTATGCCGATCTGTTGCGCGAGGAAGTTGAATATGTCTCGTTCGAATTAATGCCGGATCTTGCTGACGATATTGACCTGAATGATATACGTAATATCACGCATTGGCAGGGCACAGGCCCTTCTGGATACGATTCTGTTATTGTCCGGATTTATGGTATTACTTTGTCCTTAACACCTACTGAGAAACGTGTGGAAGTTCGCGCATTGAAATTGTTCGCATCGCCGAACAATTCCATGATTCGTCCAGTGGTTCCTGGAAGAATGATTCGGCCATTGAAGAGTCAATTCCAGACCAGGCCGCGTGTCTTTACGAACATGTGATTCTTTAAAACACTTAGTATGCATGCTGTACACTTAGTATGCATGCTGTACTATGATGACATATATTTAAAATAGGGTAAGTTATGAGCAATAGGTATACAACAGATGGCCCCTTCACGACCGCATCCATAGCTTCTGGTGCGAATGTCGATACGAATCGTACAGGATTACCAGATCATTTTGACATTTTTTATATCAGTATTACACAGAGCGGCACGGCAGGTCCGTTCGATGTCAAGATATTTAAGAAAGACGGGTTTGCCGCTGCGGATTTACTCGCCTACTGGGCCAATGTCCAGCCGTCACTATATTACCCGATTGATAACGATACCGGCTCGGAAGCCGAAGAGGGGTTTTCAATTCCGTACGACGACGAAGACGGTACCGGCGAATACCATATTCGTATTACAAACAAAGACACTGCGGCACATACGTATACCGTTACCACGAAATATGTTGAAGCCCCGCTGTTTTCGACGACCGGGGTAAAGTTCCGCGGAGTTGGTCCGTATTCCTTCGGTGGAGCAACAAGTTCGGCCGTTCAGATGTATTTACAAGGAAACTTACCTACCGACAGCCGGTATTCGATTCGCACGGATACGACACTCAATCCGGGTTCTGGTGCTGATTCGTATGGATTGCTACTCAACAATACGATTGTCGAGTTTAGTAGCGGTGTGCATGGAAACATGGGTGGGATAGATATACAGATTGTATTTACGAACGGCGCGGCGACGGCAACCAATGTGGATGGTGTCAATGTCCGTACATTTGCTGCTCCAACTGGTACAGTCGCAGCTTCCGGGTTTAGAGTCGCGAGCCCAAGCGGAGCAACCGATAACTATATTCAACAATGGCTGACATCAGCGGGTGGAACACGTGGACGCTGGATCGGCAGTAGCAGTCAAAACAACCTGACATTGGAATCTGACAGCTACGGCAACAACGTTCGGGGTCCATATGTCCATATCAAGCGCAATGAGAATGCTGGTGCTGAAGGCCCTGCGGCAGGCGTCCTGCAATTAGTAGATGCTGGTGGTACGGCTCAACACATATGGGTTGATGATTCCGCGTCCCCAGGCGTGGTTCGAGTGCATAATGCCGCACCTACCGGTTCCAGCGGCACTCCGACTGTTGCCGACACTGCTGGGACGGTCGTAGGGGCACAAACAAGCTACTGGAAATTGAAATCAAATATTCTTGCTGCTACAGAAGACGATGACCGGTTGGCTCTGGATGCAATTGTCAAAACGCCACTCTATCGCTACACCCTGAATGCTGAACCGTACAAGCAGCGGTTCGGGTACGTGATTCACGAAGAAGACAGATGTGCATGGTTCTCCTACAACGATGGTGAGCATCAAGTTCCGGCGC